ATGGTGCAACCATCTGCACATTCCTGTACATCAGAGATATGCCAATGCAGGGATATCCAGTCAGGTGAGAATATGCGGTTTATCTCATATTGCGCCTTCTCTTCCGTAATACAATCAGGTACTTCTACCATTATTTGCTTCATTCCTAGTGTCATACTGCCTCCATAGTCGCGGCCTTCAATACTGTTCGGGCCTGTTTAAAATCAAGTTTAGGGTCGGACATTGACAAAATCGTGGCCCAGTAATTAAGGTATTTGATCGCCGTCTCACAGTTAGCCGGAGTCGGTTGAGCCCCTCGCAGTGGTGCAATTGACGTTTTAAAGCCTAAAATAATCTTATCTCTCATAATTCCTCCAGTTTTTATAAAGTGTTACCCAATAGGCCGCAGCCTATTAGGAAAAACTCTAATACTTGTTAGCTATTAATCTTTTTGCCGCTGCCAGTTTGGCATTTTCCTGGGCAGTGTTAAACCACGGCAGAATAGATAAAGCTTTGATCATGTTCCTCAGCATAACTCCGCTATTGTTACCGACCAGCATCAAGTCGGCATATTTTTCTGGTTGTTTTAGTTTTAATTCATCATGGTAGATGGTCATGATTTTCCCTTTAGTTTATAAATCGATTCGCCAGTGAGCCATGAACCACGATAACCGGTGATCCTTTTTTACTTATCCCGCCATCGCACGCCATGCAATCGCCACAAGTTTTCTTTTTACCGGCTTCCTTACTTGCCGGACATTGGAACTCGCCGGCCATTATCGGCTCATCACTGGACCGGACCCGGAACGTGCGGAATCCTTGCAAAATAGCGTCAATTCTATCGGCTTCACTGTCAGCGGATGCCATGACTAAAGACATAAGCTTCAAGCTTTTCGCTGATCTAAATTTGCGCCATTGGTGAGTGTAGCCGGTATTCCCGGCCGAATTCTTTAATAGGCTTTCCCATATATGGAATGGAACGGCCGCTGGGTCCCCATATGTCCCAAGCCGAACTTTTCTGCCAGTACACTCAATTGCAGCTTGCATAGGATTAAATGGATATATTCCACGCATTACACCGGACATAACAGACCGTGGACCTTGGCCTAGGTTAACGTAGCATGAACCGCCTAGGCCCCGCCGGTGCTTACAATCGCCACACACGGCCGCATCCTCTAGGATTCGAGCAGATAAGACCGGCGATAATCCATTATCTGCCATGATGTAAGTCTGGACCATGTTACCGGTTTTAGAATTGGTGCTATTAGTAATAGCAATCACGACAATAGGCTTGCCGTTTAATTCTGATTTGCCACGATACAGGATATAACCAGTCGGTTTTTTTGTTGTCTTCATAATTCCCTCTTTTGGTAGAATGTTCCCCTATGGGATTGCTCCCATAAGGTAAAACTCTAAAGCATTCCAATAGCCTGGTAGTCTTCCAATTCAGTTACAAGGCCATCAAAATCCTCGCCAGAGCCTAACATTCCAGCAATTGCGAAGACAGTTTCCTCATCCACTCCAAAATCATCAGCGAGACTCGTGAGATAATCCCGGCGTGATTCGTAACCCTCATCGGTGTAGATACTCATGCTGATACCTCTTCTGCCTTGTAGTCTTCGATGATATGTTCTGCTATCTCGTACCAGTTAACGTCTGACATAAAAGCGAATGCGTAATCCTTAGCAAGTCCGTCCGGCGTTGACTCATCGATCAGTGATATGCAATGCTCTTGCAGGTAATCCGCCATATCTGATATGTCTTCTACTGGCATATTCGAATTAACCTCAAATCCGTCTAACATCTCTAAATTAATGCGCCATGTTGCGTAATTCGTCCATCCGTTATAGTCACTCATGATTTACTCCGTATGATAAGATTAAAAGAACAAAAGAAAGCATTAGAGGGAAAAGGATATAAAACATTATTCACCCCTCAGACAATGCGCCAATGGGATATAAACAGCCATTGCGAACATATAGGTTAATGCGGCCAAGGATAAATAAAATGCTGACAATGCAATGGCGTAGGTCATGATGCACCACCGAATTTAACTCTCATACAATCGGCATATGTGCCAGTGAATACAATCTTGTAGGAATTCCTAACATCACATCCTTTACAGACTATGATGTTCCCGTGCGCGTTCCTTTGTGCGGTATACATATAATTAATCCTTCCTATTTTTAAAGTCACTGTAAGTACATCCAATCAAAAGCATGATGAACGGTATTGCTGGAATGATAAAATGCCATGCTGCTTCTTGTAGTGTGATCATAATTCCCTCTTGGTAGTTAGTAGTACAGTTACCTTTATACACTTATATTGCAAGATAGCAATACCTTTGCAATATATATTTAGATAGTAAGTACTTACTTTCGCCAGGATACACTTGTACTCTATTTGTTCCCCTGTTATAGTCTGCAAATAAATAGCGAAGCGGAACGGTACAGCATGAAGATATCTAGGAAGCAGATAAAAGAATCACTGAGAGAGCAAGGAATAGAATCCACTCTACTTGTCAGGAAGAACACGTTAACCACCAAGCAAAAAAAGTTTGCTGAGAGTATCGCTTTAGGTGAGACCGGGGCGCAGTCTTATAGGATCGCATACAATCCACCTACCGCCAATAATCAAACTATAGGGAATGATGCATATAAGCTAAAGCAAGATCCGCGCATAATTCGCGAGATCGAAGCTTATTCTCTGGCGATTGAGTCAAGTAAATACCGCACCTCTGAAGCGATGAGAGGTTTAGTGCTCCAATCCTTGGTTGCTGTACTGATAGATCCTGACAGTAAACCATCAGAGAAGATCCAGGCAGCTAAGGTACTTGGCCAGGTTACTGAGGTCGCGGCATTCACTGAACGTAAAGAGATTGTAAGTATTAATGGCTCGGCATCAATTAAGGCCAAGATACTGAATGAACTAAAGACCATTATGTTAGGCTCTGGTCAAGATATAACTGACATTGTGGGAACTGATAACTCTTTATTAGATGAATTGAATAGCAATGTGGGAAAAAGTATCAATCTCTCAGCTGAAGAATTAGTAGAAAGTGGGAAAACAGAGTTAATTGATGGTTTTGAAGAGGGTACAGTACCCCAACCACCACGAATTGAAGAGAGTGAAGTGGTCTCAATGGAACATATTATTACTCTCAAACAATCAGATTCTTTTTCTAATTCCCTCAAACAATCAGATTCTTTTTCCGATTCAGGCCCCTTGCTTCAGCCACAGAACACCCCCCCCTATGAAAAATAAATTAGGTATGGGGGGTATATATATATATTTTTTACAACTGCTTAATTATTGCACAGTGACTTGCAATTGCATGTCACTGTATAAAAAATAGGCAACTAATGAAAAGATACATAAAGCCTACTACTGAGCAGCGCAATGAGGTTAATGACTTGGTGTTAGATATACAGAAGCTTTTGGAGGGAAAGGAGTGGGGGCCTAGTCTGGCAGCGTTGACTATATGTATTGGGGAGATGGGGGAGATGATTGATACGGAGGATCAGTTAGACTTTGTATCTTATGTAGCTGGAGTGATTAGTGGGATCTTACATGTTAGGAGCAAAGATTTACATTAATAGGGAGATGACGGCTGCTAGGGCTGATTTAGTCCGGGCGGCTTGTATGGAGATAAAGATGACTGAGGTTCAGAGGGAGGTCTTTTTGTTTATAGATGAGTACTGGATAGAGTTTGGATTTGGTCCCTCTCTGCGGGATATCTGCGATTACAGAAAGAAACCTGGAATTGGTAATACGGCAAAGATAATAGATAGGTTAGTTAAGTTAGGAGTTTTAAAGAGAGTTAAGGGAATGGGTAGGAGTGTTAGGCCTGTGTATTTAAACTTTAGGAAGCTGGACTGATGGGGATTGCGGAAATGATCTCTCAGTTGCCGGCGGCGGAGCAGGCTAAGCTGTTTGAGGACGTGGCCCAGTATAAGGGAGCTTTGACGCGGGAGAAGGCGCAGGTAGACTTTATGGCCTTTGTTAAGGAGATGTGGCCCGGATTTATACATGGCAGGCACCACGCACTAATGGCAAAGAAGTTTCAAGATATTGCAGATGGGAAGTTAAAGAGGCTGATTATTAATATGCCGCCTAGACATACTAAGTCTGAGTTTGCTTCTAATATGTTGCCTGCTTGGTTCTTGGGTAAGTTCCCAGAGAAGAAAGTTATTCAATGCTCTAATACGGCAGAACTGGCTGTTGGCTTTGGCCGGAAGGTACGGAACTTAGTAGGCTCAGAGCAGTACGCTAAGATCTTCCCTAATGTGTCTCTAAGGGCTGATTCTAAAGCGGCAGGACGTTGGGCTACTAGTCATGGTGGAGATTACTTCGCTATTGGAGTAGGAGGGACTGTTACGGGGAAGGGGGCTGACTTATTAATAATAGATGACCCACACTCTGAACAGGAGGCGAAGCTAGCTCAAGGAGATCCTAGTGTATTTGACTCTGTATATGAGTGGTATACGTCTGGTCCTAGACAAAGACTTCAGCCTGGAGGTGTCATTGTAGTAGTCATGACACGCTGGTCAGATAAAGATCTAACTGGCAAGCTCTTAAAGGGTGATACTGACTGGGATATAGTGCAATTACCGGCGATACTACCTAGTGGTAATGCTCTGTGGCCTGAGTTCTGGGATATAAGTGAGCTACTGGCTCTAAAAGAAGAGCTGCCTGTATATAAGTGGAACGCTCAGTACCAACAAACCCCGACTGGAGAAGAGGGA